AAGAATTTCCGCCCTACAGAAAAAGGGGCGGGAATGACTGAAGCAGGGGTTAAAGCCTATAGAAGAAAAAATCCTGGTTCAAAACTTAAAACTGCTGTTACAGGAAAAGTAAAAAAAGGTAGTAAGGACGATAAACGTCGTAAATCATTTTGTGCTCGTTCAGCGGGACAAATGAAAAAATTCCCAAAGGCGGCGAAAGATCCTAATTCACGTTTGAGACAAGCTAGAAAAAGATGGAAATGCTAATGAATACTGAGGATCTTTTAAAACTTTTAGAAAAACATGAAGAAGAATGCAATGAGCGGTACAAAAAAATAGATAAACAGCTTGATAAGCTTGATATGAGGCTATGGGGTATAGCGGTATTAATTATAGCAACGGCAGTAGCGGGGAAACTTTTATAATGGCAAAGGTAAGAAAAACTCCAAAAGGACTTACTTATTACAAAAACGGTGGTGGTGCGTCAAAAAAATCTAAAGGAAGTAAGATTTGTCCAGAGGGAAAAGCTTGGGCTAAAAGAACTTTTGATACATATCCCTCCGCGTATGCAAACTTAGCCGCCTCAAAGTATTGTAAAGACCCGAACTACGCAAAAAAATCAAAAGGCGGCAAAAGAAAGGGAAGGTAATGGTAAATAAAAAACAAACAGCAACCCTTAAAAAAGTTATGAGAGGCTTAAACAAAGCTTCCAAAACACATTCTAGACAAGCGAAAAGTATTAAAAAAGTTATCAAAAATAAAAGGTAATTTTATGGGTGAACTAAAAAAATGGTTGAAACAAGACTGGGTAAGGATTGGTTCTGATGGTGAAATCAAAGGTAAGTGCGGCACTTCAAAGGATAAAAAGAATCCTGACAGGTGTCTTCCAAGGTCTAAAGCGAATAGTCTTTCGAAAGCCGAAAGAGCAGCCACTGCCAGAAAAAAGAAAAGCGAAGGTAGCAAGGGCAAAACCTTTGTCAAAAACACAAAAGAAGCAGAAGTCAAGTTTGCAAGCAACGGCGGTGCAATCGAAAGGCAAGAAGCCAAGAGGCCGTCCCCCAAAAACAAAAAAGGTAAAAAAGGAATCGTAGCTAGAGGCTGTGGTGCAGTATTGTCAAACCGCAGAAAAAGAACCACTGGTTCTGTATCTGCATAACTCAGGAAGGAGAAAAGGATGGCAATGAAGAAAAAAGGTTACCGATCAGGTGGCAAAATTAAACGTCGAGCTAAAGGCGGCGCAATGGGCGGTGTAAAACGTCGAGCTAAAGGCGGTGCCATGGGTGGTAAGATGCCCACAAAAATGATGATGGGCGGCGGTGCTATGACGATGGCACAACTACGAAGCGCAGCAAAACAAAAGGGTATGACACTTAGCCCGATGAAGAAAGCCAAAGGCGGAGCCGCGAAGAAGAAAAAATAATGGCGTATTTACATTCGAATGTGCCTTACTTTAAGGCATGGGTTCGCCGTGAATACACTCATAACCACGAGAAGTACCACGGCGAATTTTTACATGCGATGGTTATTGGGGTAACCACGATGCCTAATAGATGTCTTAGTTTTCAAGTTATATTTACTGGAAGTGAAGCTGAAGGGGATGAAGAGGATACTGTACATGGAGGCGCGATGTGGGCGAGAATGCCGTTGACGGCGCTTGTTGCAGATATACCACTTGAAGAGTGGCCTGAACCAATGGAAACTTACGACGCTCAACCGTGGGATTGCGCGTCTTATCATCATTCTGTTTTTGTGATGGATCGTGCAACGCCGTGTCCTTGGCTTGCAAAGATTGATGGCAACATGCACCCTGCAAAGTATTTGTTTACTGTGGATTACTCAGAAAGCGAAATTGCAGATGATCCTGCTCAACATAAACAAAGTCATGTTTTACAGCTTCTTGATGCAGGAGAGTGGACAGGAAATATAGTTGCATTACCAAATAACAGAGTACGAGTTACACATCCCGCATGGTTTGCCACAGGAGAGGGTGCGCCAGACTTTAAACCGTCACAACATATACACTATTCAAAAAGTGATTTAGACTATACACTAGATGTAAACAGGGTTTTCGATAACCTGTACAACGAGGATTAAACATGACTGTATCAGGATCAAAAGATTTTGAGTTAGATGTAGCAGAATACATTGAAGAAGCTTTTGAGCGTTGCGGTCTTGAGGTTCGAACAGGGTATGATCTAAAAACAGCAAAAAGATCTTTAAATCTTATGCTTGCCGAATGGGCAAACAGAGGTTTAAACCAATGGACTATTAAACAACGGACTCAAACAGTTACGCAAGCTGACGGTGAATATGATCTTGGCACAGATGTAATAGATGTTTTATCTTTGGTCGTTCGAAGGGACAATACAGATTTTGCTTTAACTCGAGTCAGTAGAGATACTTTTTTGTCTATTCCTGTAAAAACAACTCAGGGAAGACCGTCCCAGTTTTTTCTTGACAGGCAAATTACTCCAAATCTGAAGGTATGGCCTGTCCCTGACAATAGCACAGATGTGATTGTGTATGACGCCCTTACCCGCATGGACGATGCTGACGCTCAAGTAAATACTTTAGACATGCCTTTTAGGTTCTATCCGTGTCTTGCGGCGGGATTAGCGTATTACATTGCACTTAAAAGAGCACCAAATCGTCTTCAGCTTTTAAAGGCTGTTTATGAAGAAGAGTTCGAAAGAGCCATGGCGGAGGATCGAGACAGAGCTTCTTTTAATGTGGTGCCGCAATTTCAGTATTTTAGGACAACCTGATGACCAAGTTTGCCTCTGGAAAAAACGCTTACGCTATATCAGATCGGTCTGGTTTTAGGTATCGATACCAAGATATGCGTCGAGAATGGAACGGGGCATTAGTTGGTAAGGATGAGTTTGAAAGAAAACAGCCTCAGTTAGGTCCTTTTCGTAAGGTTATTGACGCTCAAGCTCTACAGGATGCTCGTCCACCACAAGACGTGGCATCTGAAAGAGCTATACAGTATGGTTTTATGCCTGTTGGTTTTAAAGAAATAGAGGGAATTACTCCTGCTAATAATTTAATTGCTTTGGGACAAGTCGGCTCAGTCGTTGTTAACCCTACCGATTCAGCAGACCTTGTGACGGGTGTCTCAGCAATAGGTTCAGTGGGAAGCGTTACAGTGTCTGTTACAAGCTCTGTGCCAAGATTTGATAGCACCTCTGTAACTTTAGATTCGACAACAGACACATTTGACGAGGGATAGAATATGGCAAAACAAACGGTAGGTATTGGTTCATCTGCAAACGACGGGTCAGGAGATACTCTTCGTGCAGGAGCGGATAAGATAAACGATAACTTTAATGAGGTATATGATGCTCTTGGAAATGGCACAACTTTAACTGATATAATTGACTCAAACGGTTTATTTGATGTCAGTTCTGGTGCAAACAAAATTGTTTTTTATTACGCGGCCTTGAGCGATCTTCCAAGTGCTTCTACATATCATGGCGCTGTAGCACATGTACATGCGACTGGGGGACTTTATTTCGCGCACGGTGGTGCGTGGCTCAGACTAAATGATGAAACAACTGGCCCCGTAACAAAATACACAGCAGGGACAAGTGGTTCATCTGCTTACACTTTCACTGGTCCTGGGGCTACTGCGGGTAATAATCCAAACTTTACTTTTTATAAGGGTCACACCTATCTTATAGACAATACCGCAAATGTAAGTAGTCATCCTCTACAAATAAGGACGTCTGATGGCGGCTCTGCTTTTACTACAGGGGTAACAGAAAACTTTAATTCAACTACGGGTTTGACGCAGTTTATTGTACCCCATGAACCAAGTGATACATCTCTAGTATATCAATGCACTAACCATAGTGCTATGGTAGGAAACATAACAATAGTGTGATGATATGAGCTTTACATACGATCAACTGAAAACTGCAATTCAAGACTACACGGAAAATGACGAAACAACTTTCGTCAATAATCTTCCTACATTTATTAGATTATCAGAGGAACGTATTTTAAAAAATGTGCAGTTAAGTTTGTTTCGTAAAAACGCGACAGCGTCATGCACGGCAAGTAATAAATTTTTAGCTTGCCCAAGTGATTTTTTAGCTCCGTTTTCTTTAAGCCTTGCAGGGACAGATGGAGACAAATTTTTCATAGATTTTAAAGATCCAAGTTTCATACAGACTTACACACCAGATTCTACAACCACTGGTTCTCCAAGATATTATGCTGTTTTTGACGTAGATAATTTTATATTGGCTCCAACCCCTAACACCACATTTACCGCAGAGCTTCATTACTTTTATCGTCCTGCAAGTCTAACTGCCGGATCCAGTAGTGGTACAACTTGGTTAAGCGAAAATGCAGAGTTAACACTTTTATACGGTGCTTTGGTGGAGGCATATTTGTATATGAAAGGTGAACAGGATATGATGGGTTACTATGATAAAAGATTTCAAGAAAGTTTATTACCTCTTAAAATGATGGGTGAATCAAAAGAAGTAACAGATGAATATCGCACAGGAAAAGTTATTAGGGCAAAACAATAATGTTTAAAATGGATATAAGCGTACCAAAAGATGAACCTGTTGTAGGAGTTAGAACAACGGAGAATCGAGGTTTTACGCCTGAAGAATTAGCGCAACAATGCGTAGAAAAAGTAATTTCGATCTCTGATAGCGCCCATCCTGGTATAAGAGATCAAGCTCGTGCTTTCTCAAAGCACGTTGAAAAGCTCGTCGAATACTATATGAGACAGGCTATTCGTAGTGACCGCACCACTGTATGCAATGCAATAAAAGATGCAGGTCATCCCCAACTGGCTGAACTTATAAGGAGACTTTGACATGGCCTTTACTGGAAACGCAATGTGTACTTCTTTCAAAAAAGAACTTTTGGAAGGAAAGCACGATTTTACTAATGGGCAAGACGTTTACAAACTTGCTTTATATACTAACAGTGCCTCTTTCACTGCTGCCACTACAGCATACACAACCTCAAACGAAGTTTCAGCTTCTGGTTCGTATACTGCGGGTGGAGGGGCGTTGACCAATGTAACACCTACAAGTTCTGGCACGACTGCTCTTACAGACTTTGCGGATAAGACATACACTTCTGCAACAATCACCGCTCGTGGTGCGTTGATTTATAATACCCAAACAGGAGGTGGTTCTGGCACGACAAACACAGTGGTTGTGTTAGACTTTGGATCAGATAAGTCTTCTACATCTGGTGACTTTCAAATTGTTTTTCCAACTGCTGACGCATCTAACGCGATTATTCGTATAGCGTAAGGCTTTCGCTATGGCGAACATCAACGGTTGGGGTCGTGGAACATGGAGCGAGGGCGCTTGGGGTGAAGCGGTCCCTGTCCGTGTTGGTCATACTCTCAACGGTTGGGGTGAAGAAGGATTTGGTGTAACCGCTTGGGGCGGTGAGAAGTCTACTCTTTCAGCCATGCAGGGTCAAGTTGGCACTGCTGTTGTTCGAGAAGATATATCTGTATCCGTTACAGGACTAGCGGCAACTTCAGGTCTTGGCAGTGTTACGGTTCAAGGTAACAATAGTATTGATCTTACAGGTATAGCCGCCACAGGTGGCGTTGGTGACGTAAGTCTGGTCACAGAACAGAATGTTCCAGTTACAGGATTACAGGGTCAGGGTTTTGTAGGAACGGCTACTGTTATTCAGGGTGGCGGTGTTGTTGTAACCACAACAGGGGTATCTGCAACATCTGCGGTTGGATCCGGCACAAGTATAATAATTGGTGTGAACGTACCGCCGACAGGTATTGCAGCTACGGGTGGTGTAGGTTCTGTTACGATTAGCGAAGGT